GATAATTCAGGCCCGTATACGTTTGTTTACTGGCGTTTGCGGCGTATTCAGGATGCCGGTAATGGTATCAACACCCAAGATATCCCATTCCGCATGCTGCCCTGTATGGTGGCCGGTCTGGCTTACTATCTGTCTATGAAATTACCTGGCGCAGAAAGCCGTATTGAGATGTTGAAGGCGTCGTACGAAGAGCAGTGGGCCTTGGCGTCTAGTGAAGACCGAGAAAAAGCTGCGCTGCGCCTAGCCCCCAGAGAGCTGTTCTACTGACATGCCTAGTAAGTTTGCGTCCGGTAAATGGGCTATATGCGAATGTGACCGATGCGGATTTCAGTACAAGCTGAAAGAGCTTCGTGAGATTGTTATTAAGACCAAGAACACAAATATCTTGGTTTGCCCCACCTGTTGGGAACCCGATCAGCCGCAGTTGCAGTTAGGTATGTACCCGGTGGATGATCCACAGGCGCTTCGTAACCCGAGGCCGGATACAACGTACTTACAGGCCGGAAATACGGGCCTGCAGATTTTGTTTAACGGGGGCCAATCGGAGCTTGGAGATGGCGGCCCGTCAGGCGGTAGTAGGGATATTCAATGGGGCTGGAATCCGGTAGGATTAAACAATCCGCTTAACCTAGTTGGACTACCAAACGATTTAATCGCCCAAGGGCAAATTGGCACTGTAACTGTAACAACTTCATAGGACTAAAAATGGACAAGCCAGTCAAACAAATTCCCATCGTGCCGAATAACAACGGCTACCCCAACAATGTTCCTAACACGCAGACCCAACGGACTCGTGGTACCAAGAACACGACCCGGGGCAACAGCCACAGCAAAAAGATGGGATGAAAATGCCGTACGCTGATCCAAAAGATCCTCGTAAACTTGAGCGTGTATACGCTTGGTCAGCCGCTAACCCCGAAAAAGTAAATGCTGCAAAGAAAAAGTATGCAGATAACAATCGGGAAGCGGTTAGGCAACGTATTATGAAGTGGCGTGAGTCTAACAAAGAACGTATGAAAGCAGCACGTAAGGCTTGGCGAGACGCTAACAAACACAAGTCCCAGGCATACGTTCGTAAACGTCAAGCAGCGCAACGACAAAGAGTCCCAAATTGGCTGTCTAAAGAGGATTTTTGGCTAATTGAAGAAGCCTATGAATTAGCAGTGCGACGTACTAAACTATTTGGGTTTCAGTGGGATGTTGACCATATTTTGCCACTCCAAGGTAAAACTTTATCGGGACTTCATACCCCAACTAATCTGCAAGTTATACCTGCTGTAGTTAACTCTAGTAAAGGTGCACGGGTATGAATTACCAGGAACTCTTTGAGACCATAAAAGGTTTTACAGAGAACGACTTCCCAGATACCTCGTGGACTGATTCTGCGGGTACTGGGACGACCACCTTTACTAGCACTGAGCAGATAAATACGTTTATTGAGCAGGCCGAACAGAGAATTTACAACTCGGTTCAGATTCTTGCATTGCGCAAAAACGTGACCGGAAACACAACTGCAGGCAATAAATATCTGTCTACTCCTTCAGATTGGCTTGCAAACTTCTCTTTGGCTGTGATTGACCCAACTACAGGCGGGTACGAATACCTGCTAAACAAGGACGTAAACTACATCCGCGAGGCGTTCCCATACCCCGCAACAACCGGAAAACCAACTCATTACGCCTATTTTGATGAAGATTCCTACATCCTTGGCCCTACTCCGGATGCGGCGTATTCGGTCGAGCTTCACTACTTCTATTATCCTCAGTCTATTGTTACTGCCGGTTCATCTTGGCTGGGGGATAATTTTGATTCTGTACTGCTTTACGGCTCTTTGCTGGAAGCGTATACGTTCATGAAGGGCGAAAAAGATGTACTGGATAACTATATTGCCCGGTACAATGAGTCCCTAGCGATGCTCAAACAGCTCAGTGAAGGTAAGAACCGTCAGGATATGTACAGAACGCCTCAGGCAAGGTACCCAGTACGATGAAGATGGACGAAGTAGCTTTTCTTTTAGGTGGTCAGGTTCGGGTAGAAACAACCGAAAACCGTGGTTTTACTCCGGAAGAGGTTGCCGAGCGGGCTCTGGACAAGATTATTTATGTAGGAAGCCAAACCCACCCAGCAATACGGGATCAGGCAGAGGCATTTAGGGAAAACATCAGGAAGGTTCTGGTGTTTTATATGAAAGAGGCAGTTCGGTCTGATCGGGTCACCTTGGTGAACAAGTTCAATAAGGCTGGATTTCCTGAGTTAGTAAAACTTTTTGATGAATAAAGGAGCCAATCATGGCAATTTCTCAAGCGATGTGCAGTTCGTTTAAGGCTGAACTGCTTCTGGCTGTTCACGATTTTCGTAACGCTTCTGGCGATACGTTTAAACTTGCTCTGTACACCTCGTCTGCATCTATTGATGCAAACACCACCGCCTATACCTCTTCTAACGAAGCAACCGGCACTAACTATTCTGCTGGCGGCAGCGCTCTGACGAATACCGGCGTTAATGTAACCAACACCAACGCAACTGCTGGTACTGGCTTTACCGATTTTTCGGACCTGACCTTTGCTAACGTGACGGTCACAGCCCGTGGCGCTCTGATTTATAACACCACGCCTTCCGCAAACGGTACTGCTAACACCACTTTGACTAACGCTGCTGTCTGCGTTCTGGATTTTGGTAGTGACAAAACGTCCACTGCTGGCGACTTCACCATCATTTTCCCCGCAAACGATGCTTCTAACGCAATTATTCGTATTGCTTAAAAGTAAATGGCAGCGACTGGCGCTTGGGACGAAGGAAGTTATGGCCTTGGTGAGTATGGCATCGGGCAGATTGATGTCTCTGTCACGCTCACCGGGGTCAGTGCGTCCGGAGCAATTGGCGCCGAAGAAGTAAGTGGCAAAGCAAATGTAAATGTAACCGGGGTTTCTGCATCCGGCGAAGTGGGCTCTGTAGTAGCCCGTGCGGCTGCTTTGATTGATGTTACGGGCGTTCAGGCCGCTGGTTCTGTTGGTTCAGTAAATGTAGTTCAGAGCATAAATATTACAGGTGTTTCTGCCGCCGGATCTCTCGGAACTATAGTAGTAAAAGCCAATGCGCTTGTTTCTGTTACTGGGCTTCAGGCTGATGGCGCACTTGGTGAAGAAGAAGTTATTGCCAAGGCGACGGTATCGGTTACGGGTGTTTAGGCAAATTCAGAATTAGGTTCCGTATTGGTAACCGGCGACGCTATATTTGATGTTACCGGCGTTGAAGCGGTCGGATCTTTAGGCACCGTAGCACAAAGAACCACAAACTACGTAGTTATAAACTCTGGCGTAGTTGGTACGGGCGAAATTGGTACCGTAACCGAAGTTACAGGGGATGTTAATGTTGTTCCGACTGGAGTTCAGGCTTCTGGTCTAGTTGGCACCACAAGCATCGCTGGTAAGGCTATTGTGGATGTTACCGGCGTTGTTGGAACAATGGCCCTTGGACAAGAAGAGGCCCGTGCTGGTGCTTTTGTTTCTGTCACCGGAGTGGTTGGTACCGTTGGCCTTGGGGAGGTGGACGAAAGTGGTAAAGCAACAGTAACATTGACTGGGGTATCTGCCCAAGGATTAGTAGCACGTCCCCTTGTTTGGGGGCTTATTGACACATCACAAACGCCCAATTGGGTACCTATTGCAGCATAGGAGCATTAAATGGCAAGCACATATTCAAACCTTAAAATCCAACTCATGGCTACTGGAGAGAACTCCGGCACATGGGGCAACGTAACCAACGTCAACCTTGGCACTGCCATCGAAGAAGCGATTGCTGGCTCTGCCGATGTTTCGTTTTCTAGCGGAAACGTCACTCTGACCTTGACCGACACAAACGCAAGCCAGACGGCTCGTAATATGCGTTTAAATCTGACCGGAACTACCGGCGGCGCACGTGATTTGATTGTCCCAGCGATCGAAAAGATGTACGTGGTCAACAACGGTTGTGCTGATGCGGTTACAGTCAAGGTCTCAGGCCAGACTGGCGTGGCTGTGCCAGCCGGTAAGACGATGATCCTGTTTAATAACGGAACCGACGTTGTTGACGCAATCACTCACTTGACTTCACTGACTCTTGGTTCTGCGTTGCCAGTGGCTTCTGGTGGTACTGGGTCAACAACCGGAACTTTTAGTGGCGCCAATATTACCAGCCTGAATGCATCGAATATTTCTTCTGGTACGTTGAATAATGGACGTACTACAGCATCTAGTTCAAATGGTGCTTCAACAATTGTTTCCCGAGATGCTTCTGGTAATTTTGCCGCTGCTACAGTTAACGTAACTACGTTAAATTCTAGTGGTTTTGTGATTGACTCAATTGGTAATGTTCGTGATATTCCGCAAAACTCTCAGACTACTGGATACACTTTGGTTGTTGGTGATCTTGGTAAACATATATCAACCAACTCAAGTGTTACTGTTCCTAATGCGGTATTTTCTACTGGTGATGTGGTTGCTGTTTATAACACCACATCTTCTAACGTAACAGTTGTTCAAGGTGCTTCAGTAACACTTCGTAAGGCTGGAACGGCTACAACGGGTAACGCTACTGTTTTGCAATACGGCGTTGCAACTATCCTCTGCACTGCTGCTAACAACTTTGTCATTTCTGGAGCGTTAGGGTAAAAAATGCTGATACTTACTCTTGGTGCTGGCGCAAGCCAAACTTTTTATAATGCTCCGCCATCAATTGAGTACTTAGTTGTTGCCGGTGGCGGCGGCGGTGGTTCTGCAGAGGCCGGTGGTGGCGGTGGTGCGGGCGGATTCCTAGCATCTACGGTTAGCGTTGCTGCTAATACAACTTATGCAATTACCGTTGGTGGTGGCGGCGGTGCGGGCGGATCTGGAACAAACAGTTCGATCGGGTCTCTCGTTGTTTCTACTGGCGGTGGTAGGGGTGCTGCTATGTACGGATACGCTGCGGCGTCTGGTGGATCTGGCGGCGGTGGTAGTCCAAACAATGGTTCGGCTTCTGGAACCCCCGGACAAGGAAACCCCGGTGCCGGTGGTGCATCTTATGGTGATTAAACATTACATAGGGAGTTAAAAAATGCCAGTAGCAGGTGGTGGTGGCGGCGGAGCCGCAAATAGTGGTAGTGGTGGTAGCGCAGGCCCAAGCAATGCTTCGGGTGGCCCCGGTGGGAACGGTTCTTCATCCAGCATCACCGGCAGTTCGGTAACTTATGCTGGCGGAGGCGGAGGCGGTGCCATTCCCGGCGGTGGCGGCAGCGGTGGTAGCGGTGGAGGAGCATCAGAAAATGGTTCTGGTGGAACAAATACCGGCGGTGGTGGTGGCGGTGGATTATCAAATGGGCAAAACCCCGGCGGCCCGGGCGGAAGTGGTATTGTTGTCATTAAATACGCTGATACCTACAGCCCACCAAATACGATAACCGGAACTTATACTGATCTTTCTGGTGGTGGCTATAGAATTTATAAATTTACCGGCTCTGGAAATATTAACTGGGGTGGATGATATGTCTCATTTTGCAAAAGTTGAGAATGGCATAGTTACTGAAGTTTTAGTAATTGAGCAAGAAGTTTTAAATTCAGGGAAATTTGGAGATCCTTCTTTGTTTGTTCAGTGTAGTTATAACACTTCTGGCGGGGTGTACTACGAACCGAACACAGATCCTCGTGTTCCGGCACAAGATCAAAGTAAGGCATTACGTAAAAATTATCCCGGCGTTGGGTATTTATATGATTCG